GGGCGGTGATAGCGGCGACGAGGGCAGCAATCGCGGTGTTCAGTTGGTCTTTCAGCAGGATCTCAGCGAACGCGCGGCTGGCAACTTCGATGCCTTGCGCGGTTGGGCGCTCCAGCCAGGTCATCTGCGATGGTTCGTAGCGGATCGGACCGAAGCCGCCGGCTACCTTCACCGAAGTGTTCTTCAGCTCGGTCAGATCGGTTGCAGCGACAGTAGCGTTTGCGCTGTAGCGATCAACGCGGCGCTGGGCGGCGGCCAGGGTCTGGAAGAACGACTCCTGGAGGAAATCACCAGTGAAGCCGTCCGGAGACAGCACGATTGCGCCACGGCTTGCGGCGTTGAAAGCGGCGAGATACTGATCCAGCGTCTCGAGAGTCGCTGGCATGATGTATTCGTTGAAAACCTGCATTTGCGACAGGGACATGAGTTATTTCCTTACGATTGTGGGAGATCCGGGAACCGGCTCGCGATCGCGGCCTGTCGTTCCTCTTTGGTGCCGCCGATTTTTCCTTTTGCGGCCCCGCCGCCACCTCCAGCACCAGCAGCCCCGCCGCCAGATGCCTTACTACCCGCGATCAACGGCGCGAAGGCCGTGTCGTTTGCGAATTCTGCTTTCAGCTCGTCCAGCGTTGCCGCCGAGAGCTTGCCCTGCTGGTCGAGGACGACCACAACAGGCTTCCCGTCGCGCTGCTCGACGCTCAGACGGCGCTCGATGTGCGGCAACAGGGCTTTGGCGCTGCCTGGTATTGCCAGGGCAGACGCAATATCAGTGGCGGTACGGCCGACGGTCAGATCCCGGATCTGAGTGCTCAGCGTTCCACGCTCCTGTTCCAGCATGCCGTTCAGCTCAGCTTCGCGGCGGTTGTACTTTTCGGACCAGGATTTTTCGAGCTCTTCGACGTTGCCGGACTTGCGAGCGGCTTCTTCACGCTCCAGCCGGGCCTGCTCTTCCGCATCCTTGCGAGCCTTCTCGGCGGCTTTCTTCTCGCCGAGCAGCTCTTCCACCTTCGACTTCAGGCCGGAGACATCTTCTGGTTGCGGCAGGCCTTCAATACCGAGTACAAACTTGCCTTCCTTCTCGGTGTAGAGCGATTTAACGGAGTCATCGAGACCGTCAAGAGTGTCCAGCTGATATTTCAAACCCATTTGCTTGTCTCCCAGAGACGATTTGCAGGCCCTGCCTGCAGACATAAAAAAACCCGCCGAAGCGGGTTTGAATTTTTCTTGTTGGACCTATGCGTCGTACTGAACGCAGCGTTGAATTACGCTTAAGTACAAGCCCTGAGATGCATACACCTCATCCACAAGCTGCGCTGCTTCTGACTTTCCAATTTTTTCTTCTCTCGCGACGGCTTCAACGAAACCAGCAACCGTAACTGCCGCTTCTGCGATGTCACCCTTTAATCCCTTCGCGCTCTTGACCTTTAACGCCAAAGCAATCACTTCTTTCGACAAAGGCCGATCTCTCCATCCCATACAATTCGCCCTAACGCCAAATTTAGGGGGATTTATATCAGATTCCTGCCCGCTTGAACGCCAGAGGCTCAAGAGCCTTCATCTGCACAAGGGTCAGAGGTGAAAAGTTTCGATCAAGTTGCAGCTCCGAGAATCGTTCGATACTCAGGCCACCTTCGCGGAACAGCTTGGCGCGGACCGGGCCGATAGCGTTGTCCTGAAACGCCGCCGGCTGCTGCTTGAGCCAATCGTAGTAGCTGAGGTCTGCCCTCACCTGCTGCGCACCGCTATCGCCGATGGATGCCCGTGTGGCGCCCTCGGCGAACAGCGCGCTGAAGCGCGTCACCGCCACCACCGTCGAGCGGCAATTGATGTGGATCGGTGGTCTCGGCCCCTCAGTCAGCTTGAACCGGCGCTTATCGAGCGTCCGGCACTGGCTGGTGGTTTTCGAATCCAGGGTGCTGACCCACTCCACCGACTGCACGACATCGCTGTTTTCTTTCAGTGTCTCCATGCGCGCTTGGGTGGCGACGTGCTGCACTGCCGTCCGCACGATGGCGCCGGCGTTGCGGTTGGTCGTGGCCAGGATGCCGTCGTTGTACTGGAGCGCCTTGGTACCCCGGATGTTCTTGATGATCTGGAAGCTGGTCTGCCCCTCGAAGAAGCCCTGCCTGATCGCGCCTGTGAGGCGCTGTCGCTCGGTGGCGGTGAAGCCGTCGATGAACGACTTGAGCAGCTTCCCGCCGTCCGCACCGCGCACACTGAGCGGGTTTGTGAGGATTGCTGCCCGGATCGCAGCAGCACCTGGCACCGCCGCGTCGAAGGTGACGCCTACCGGTGCCGCCCTAGTCAGGCTGGTCGCTTCAAACTCGGCCTCGTAGTTGGCGATGTCTACCAGGTCGAGGTTCAGCTTCTCGCTGTACCGGTCGAAGATACCCAGCAGCAGGCTATCAACCTCGCTCAGCAGCCGCTCCAGGCGGGCGACGGTGTACTCCGTCAGATCCGCCCGGGTCAACCGCTCGCGGATCGAGCGGTCAATTTCCTTGAGGAAGGGTGCGAACTTCGCAACCTCACCCGATTTCAGCTGCTCAAGGAAGACGGCGTGCCGAATGGTGGCGTCAAGGATTGCTTGGTTTGCCGCCATTCGGAATTACCTCGTCGTCATCCAGGTCAGGCCCAGTGCTTTGTGCCTCCAGTTCGTCCCGGATTTCGTCGTCCGTCTTCTCGGGGTTGATCACGCCGCGATCGCGCAGGTATTGCCAGAAGTCACCCTCGGGTAGCTTGCCGCCCTGCACGGCGTTGAACAGCGCCGCCAGGATCGTCGCGTCCAGCGTGATCTGGCTGAAGTCTTGGTTGAGCTTGTAGATCGCTTCGCCCGGAGCGTTGACGAACTCAGCCATCCATTCAAGGCACTGGCTGTACGCCTCGCTGACGTTGCTCACCACCAGGGAGAGAACGCTGTGTTCGGCCGCGCTATCGTTGTCGGCCTGGGTTGCAGTCTTCACCGCACTACCGCGCTCAATCAGCCGGGCACCGAGCGAAACCATGTCCTCTTTCTTGGCGTCCATGGCCTCTTTTACAAGCGTGTTGGGCTCAGGCTGAGCAAATCCACACGCCCCATTGGCAGGTAGCGTCAGCGGAGCTCTGGAGCCGACATAGATGCCGTTGGCTTCAAGGTGATCGCGCCAGGCTTCGTCCAGGCCGGATATCCAGAACTGTGGCTGCCCGGAAAACCACACCGAGTCCTCGTAGTCCGCACTGTTGCAGTAATGCCCGATGTTCAGCACGGCCATGTCATACAGCGGCGAGTCATCGATGCTGGTGTCGTTGTTCTCGCTGCCGAGAAATTGAAAGGGAATTACGCGCCATGGCTGCCCAGCTCCATTGAGCGGGGTGAATGGTGGGATGACCATCGCCGTTTCGCTTGAGCTCTCCTGCCACAGTTCCTGGGTATAGACGCCAGCCTCATCCAGGCGCAGCACGCGGTATTGGGTAACTTTTTCGCTGCCGAAGCCATCATCGGTATCGACGTCTACAGATTCTTGCAGCACCACCAGGCTCAGTAGGTGCTGACCGCCGACCTTGCGGGTTTTCCAGTTCCTGATTGATTCGGCTGGGTAGCTCGCAACGTTCGCACGGGCGCGCCCCGCCTGCTCGTCTGCCTTGCTCACCGTACCGGCCTGTACCGCGGCGTAGTCCACCAGCAAGCCGTGCCGACCAACCTCAAGCAGATGCCCGATGACCGACTGCGACTGCTGGTAAACGCTCACGCCCTGCCCGTCGACGTCCGTGGCCACGTAATCAAGCGCGCCGGGGACGGTAAGCGTTGGCCAGGTGCGGAACACCGCGCCAACCAGGCTGTGCTTCGTGCGCCCCGTGGCGTTGTAGAACACGGCCCGCTGCTTGTACGACTTGTACCGCTCAAGGTTCTCAGGGCTGGTGTCGTGCTTGTTGGGCCTGGGCAGGTAAACATCGCCGCGCCCCTTTACCGTCTCGGAGCCCTTACACACGTCGCGCACCAGCCGCCAACGGGACTGTGCCGCGTCGTACTCCGGGCGGGTGTATGTGACGTCTGCCATTAGCGTGCAAATCCCATCTTGATTGATTTAACCGGCTTCCTGGCGCTCTTGGCGACAGCGAAATACCGGAATCCGTCGGAACCGTGAGAGGTCCAGTCGTGAAGCGGTTTGTCTTTCCAGCAGCCGCGCTTGTCGTCCCATTCCTTGCGGTAATTCTCAAGGCAGGAAACGCCTTGTTCGCACTTGGAGTCGTCGAAAGCGCACTTGGGCAGGATCTCCCGCACCTGCTCGATGCCATCATTGACGCCGAGCTTTGGTACGACGTGGAACGTCATGCAATATTTCTGGCCGTCGATGTCGTAACCCTCGCGGGCCAGCTCCCTACGAGTCTTGGCATCGCTGCCAAACTCCCGATTATCGATGTCGTGCGGCCCCCAGTGCTCGAAGTAGGTGTAACCCTTATCCTTGAGTACCTTCATGTAGTGCCGCAGGCCTTCGCCGCTGTTCTCGTAGTAGTCGATGACGTGAAACTCTTCACCAACCTGGCGCACAAACCAGATGGCCGTGGAGTCGCCGACGCCAATGTCCCAGAAGGTCATCACCGGCAGGTGACTGTTGTTCGGGATCACGCCGATGCGCTGCTGCGCGTAGAGCTTGGTCAGTTGCTGGGCGTAGTAGGCGCCCTCGACCGACTGCTGGAAGGCCTCAACCGGGATCGATGGGTATTCCCGCTTCATGTCGTCGCCGAGCGTCTTCTCCTTGGCCGCATACCAGGCGCGCTGGTCGTCGTTGGTGACGATTCCGTGCTTGGCGTGCAGTTCGTTGAAGTAGTCAGTCAGGCGCTGTGGCAGCACTACGTCAGCAGAGTCGAGGCTGTAGGCCTTGTTGTTCCACCAACTGAAGAAAAAGAACTTCCAGTCGAGCAGGCCCAGCGGCACACCGGAAAGCTGTTGCCGCTCTGCTGATTGGCTGTAATCGAAGAAATAGCCGGCTCGCCCCTCTGCCGTAGACTCGATAGTGACGAAACAATCAGCGGCCACTGCCTCGAAAGCACCGGTGACAATCTCCCGCGCCTTGTGCGGGAACTTGGCGCAGATCTTCCCGAACTCAGATACGTGCAGGTAACGCAGCGTGCCGCCCCGGAAGGACGTGGACACGTAGAGCGAACCGCCCTTGCTGAACACCAGCTCACCGGCGGCGTCATTTCGTGCCGGGTTGGCAGCGCGCAGTTCTTTCGGCAAGTTGTCGTAGGCGTACTTGACCTTTTCACGAAACAGGCGCTTCGCGTCGTTCAGTGTGTGAGCAATCAAGGCGCACTTGGCAGCCTCGAACAACGCGGCGTCCAACTGGACGATGCACACCAGCGTCGTAAAACCCAGCTGACGCGCCTTCAGGATGATGTTCCGGGTATGCATCCCCTGGAAGTAATCGATCTGCTCCTGCGTCATGCGGAAGCGAACTTTCTTCCCCTGCTTGTCGGTGATGAAGTAGAGATTATTCAGTCGCCAGTACCGGTCCCGAAGCAGCTTCATGTGCT